AGAGTTAACATATCTAATAATAGTGTTACAACAACAGCGGGTGCAGTAGTCATTCCATTAGGTAGTGGTTTAACAACTGCTATTGGAGATGTAACTGTAACAGGTGAGGCTAATATAACTTTATCTGGAAACAGAGTAAATATATCTATAGGTAATCCAACTATTAAAGCAAATGCAACTGCAATTGTTACAACAAATAGACAAGATTTATCAACAGGAACTGTAACTATCGTAGCAAGAGCTAATATTACTCCTGATGGTAGTAGAATAAATATAGCAGATGATTCTGTATTAATTAAAAAATGGGATGGTATCGTACCAGGAGCTACTCAGGTATGGGAACCTATTCAAACATCGTTAGGATAAAATATGTTATTTGGAGCAACACCTTTTTCATCAACCACTTTTGCAGGCGTAGGTATTCAAAATGTAGTGGTATCGGTCAATGGTAAAAGAATAAACGTAGCAATAGGCAATACTAATATTGAATTAATAACCGAAGCACCTGTAACAGGCAACCAAATAAACCTTGCAAGTGGCACGGTTAATGTGATATCATGGAATGCAATAATTCCAGGGGCAACGGGAACATGGGTACCTATCGACCCAAACAACCCATAAGGAGAAATATATGGCGTCAAGTACATCGAGTGACTTAAAACTAGAACTAATTACTACAGGTGAGAAATCAGGAACCTGGGGTACAATTACAAATACTAATTTACAAATATTAGAACAAGCAGCATCAGGATACCTGTCGTTAAATGTAGGATCTGGTGATGTGGCTTTATCTTTGGCAAACCATGCCACAGCAAATGGTAAAAATTTATATTATAAACTAACTGGTACACTAGCAGCTAATAGAACGGTAACTATGCCTGACTCTGCTGAAAGAGTATTTATTGTAGAAGATGCAACAAATAGATCTTCTTCTAATTACACACTAACAGTTAAAACTGTATCGGGAACTGGATTAGCTTTACCTATTGGTTCAACTACAGTTTTATATTCTGATGGTACAAACATTACAGGTAAATTACAAACCAAAGGATACTACACACCCTCTGCAACATATACGACAGTTAACGGCGATCAAATTTTAGTAAACACATCTGGAAGTGGTATTAGTGCTGCAGTTACAATAAACTTACCTGCATCACCTGCTATTGGAAACGAAGTTACATTTATTGATAGTGGAAACAATCTTGCATCTAACAATTTAACAGTTGGAAGAAATGGATCTAACATAAATGGATCAGCATCTGATTTAGTAGTTTCAACCAACGCTTCAGCTTTTACATTGGTGTATGTTAATGCAACAAGAGGCTGGGTATTCAAAGATAAGATATAGGAGCTAACAGGTGGCTCTAATTGATTTCAAAGTCCTACCAGGAATAGATAAACAAAACACTGACTCTGGTGCTGAGTTTAGATGGATTGATTGTGATAATGTTCGTTTTAGATATGGCTTACCAGAAAAAGTTGGTGGGTGGTCATCACTTGTTACAGATACAATAGTGGGTGTAGCAAGAAGACAATTTGCATTTGTAGACTTAGATGGCAATAGATATGTCGCTATTGGAACAGATAAATTTTTATTATTATATTTTGAAGGTCAGCTATATGACATCACACCTGTAAAGGCGACTTTGTCTGGTGCAACAATTGCAACTACAAATGGCTCTGCTATTTGTTCTATAACTAAATCTGCACATGGATTAGTAGCAGGTGACATTGTGCAACTTAATAGTGTAACTTTACCAAGTGGTACAGGTTTTAGTAATTCTGATTTTGAAGATAAAAATTTTCAAGTAACTTCTATTACATCAAGTTCTGTATTTACAATTACACAAAGTTCCAATGCATCAGGGACTGTATCTACAGGTGGTAGTTTAGAACTAATTCCTTACGAACCTGTAGGACCAAGAGCACAATCATATGGATATGGTTGGGGCACAGATACTTATGGTACAGGTGCGTGGGGTGAAGCATCATCAGCAAATGATGTAACACTTGAACCAGGACTTTGGTCATTGAGTAATTTCGGTCAAGTGTTAGTTGCAACTATTGCAAATGGTAAAACCTTTACGTGGAATGCAGGAGCTTCGACACCATTAGAAGTAAGAGCATCAACAGCAACATCTGGTTTTACAACTACAAACAATCCAACTGCAACAAGAGTAACACTAGTTTCACCAACAACACGTCACTTAATTCATCTTGGAACAGAAACAACTATTGGTTCAGCTTCGACACAAGATGATATGTTTATCAGATTTTCTGATCAAGAAGACATTAATGACTATGTTGCAACTGCAATTAATTCTGCAGGTTCACAAAGATTACAAGATGGCACAAAAATTGTAGGTGCATTAAAAGCAAAAGAAACTATTTTAGTTTGGACAGATAATGCTCTGTATACCATGAAGTTTATCGGTGCACCTTTTACATTTGGATTTGAACAAGTAGGTACAAACTGTGGTTTGATAGGTAAGAATGCAGCTGTAGAAATAGATGGTTCTGCATTTTGGTTATCACCAAATGGTTTTTTTATGTTTGATGGTACAGTTAAATCTTTACCTTGTAGTGTAGAAGATTTTGTTTTTGATAATTTTGACACTACAAAAGGTCAACAAGTAAATGCAGGTATCAACAATTTATATACAGAAGTAGTTTGGTATTATCCATCTGCAGGATCTGAATATAATGATAAATATGTTGTGTATAATTATGGTGAACAAATGAGAGGTGGTGTTTGGTATATTGGTACCGAAGCTAGAACAACATGGATTGATGCAACTATTTATCCTACACCTTTTGCAACAAAATATGACTCTACAGCTACAGGTACATTTCCTGTAATAGTAGGTGAGTCTGGTTTAGGACAAACAACATTGTTTGAACATGAAGTTGGAACAGATCAAGTTAATCCAGATGGTACAACAACCACAGTCACATCGTTTGTAAAATCATACGATTTTGATCTACAACAAAGACAAAGAAATGCACAAGGTCGGCCATCAGGTCCTAGTGTTTCTGGTGAAGTTTTTCTTGCAATGAGAAGATTTGTGCCTGATTTTAAAACATTACAAGGTAATGCTAAAGTAACTTTGGGAGTTAAGAGATATCCGCAACAATCAGAGACTACAACTACTTTGAGTCCCTTTACAATTACCTCATCTACTGATAAAAAAGATACAAGAGCCAGAGGTAGGTTCGTCAATGTTAAAATAGAAAATGATTCAGCATCCGAATCATGGCGTTTTGGCACTTTTAAAATAGATGTACAACCGGATGGAAGAAGATAATGTCAATATTAGATAATTTTCAAGATCAATATTATTTTGATTCTATATTAAATCAAAATGCAGCTAATAAAGCTGCAATGGATGTTTTTAAACAAGGTTTTAGAAATCAAAACATGATGAATCAAGGCATCATGAACCAAGCACCTAGTATGTTTTTAGATAACGCTGGCCTACCAGCAATAGATACTTCTTTTGGTGTAGCTAACGAACCTGATGTTGAAGAAGATGTAGAAATGACAAAAAGATCTAGAACTGGTATTGGGTCATTATTTAATTTTTTACAAAATATTCCTACACCACTTAATTTATTAAGAAAAGGTTTAAGTTCTCTTGGAGATAGATTTAGTTTACCAGGAGTAATTGGTGGTGTTGGTCTAAGAGGAGATACAGGTTTTGATACATTTAGACGATCAACTAGTCTTGCAGATTTCTTACAAAGACGAAGAGACAAAAAAGCAAGAGAAGAAGCTGCAAGAAGAGGTGCTGAAAAACAAAGAATTCAAAAACTAAGAGAATTTAATCAGGGTGCTGCACAATACTTTGGCGGAGGTGATGATAGACCTGGAGGTTTTGGACAAGGTGCAGGTAGTTTTAGAGAGTCAGAACCAACAGCAACAGAAGGTAGCTTCTAATGGCAAAGATAGTAGTTAGATTACCGGAACCAAAAACAGATTATGATGTTTCTAACCAGAAACAAATTAACAGAGCAATATCTTTAGTAGTAGAGCAATTAAACTCAACTTTTTTAGATGAGCAAAAACAGGAGCAAGAAAGATTTTCTTGGTTTATAGGTGGCTAATATTTATAATAATGCAAAGGTAGATTTAACTACTACCAACAATACGACTATTTATACTACGCCAGCAGGATCAAGAGCTATTATAAAAAACATAGTAGTATCTGACGACTCTGGTAATGGAGATTCAATAACTATGACAATTACAGACGCTAGTTCAGCTATATTTTCTTTGTTTAAAACAAAGACTGTTGCAGCAAATGCAACAACAGAAATGATATCTCAACCTATTATTTTATTAGAAAATGAGATATTAAAAGCACAAGCAACAACAGCAGATAGATTACATGTAGTAGTTTCTCTGCTAGAAATAAATAGGGATTAATATGTTTATAGAAGAAGGTGAAGTTGCATACACATATATAAATGGTAAAAAAGTACCAGTTGTGAAATGCGAAACAGAGGTGGTTTTAAGAAACAAAGAAACAAATTACGAGTATAGTTCTGACAAAGAAGCAGAAGATGATATTGCAAACCCAGATAGTGCTACAAAAAAGGAACATGTAGTAAGATCTGTTAAAATAAAAGTAGCAGCGATGCCACCATTAGGTGCATCTTCTGACAAAGACAAAGAAGAATAGTTGTAAAATAGGAGATTTTTATATAAAATAAATAGATTATGTCGATTTCTAGAGGACAAACACCCAGACAATTATACGGATTAGGAAGCTTTATTAAAAAGATAACTAGACCTGTTAAGAAAGTAGTAAGCAAAGTTAAAGATTTTGCTAAATCTGATTTAGGTAAATTTGGATTACTTGCTTTAGGATCAGGTATTCCTTTTGGAGGTGGTAAATTTTTTGGTCCAGGTAGTTTATTTGGTAAAGTAGCAGGCAATCCTTTTGTAAGTGGTATTCTTGATAGTAAAGCTGCTGGTAAAATAGGTGATGTAGCTTTAGATGTGGGTGTAGGTTCTTTAATAGCTGGTGGTATTGATCGTTTTACAAAACCAGAGTTAGATCCTTCACAAATGAGAATAGAAGGAAGAACAGGTGAAGAGATAGCTGAACTTGAAAGAGAACTTAGAAACAATTACAAAAATCTTGGATACTCAGAGGGCGAAATAGATTTACTTGTAGAACAAAATATGAGAGAATATAGAGCTATGGGTGGCCGTATTGGTTACGCTATGGGAGATACTGCAGAAGACAACGCGATGCAGGCATCAGGGATCATGGGTCTACCATTGAATGAAAACCCTGCAGGTGTAACAGAATTAGACCTTAGAAATACTGGTGGATTTATTCCTCCAGTTGGTGTAAAAGAGAAGGCAGACGACATCCCTGCGATGCTTTCAAATAACGAATTTGTATTTACTGCCGATGCTGTAAGAGGTATGGGCGATGGTGACGTTAACAAAGGTGCCGAACGTATGTATAGTATGATGAAACAATTAGAAAACGGAGGAAGAGTATAATGGCTACAGAAACTATAACACAAATACAACAACCAGCTCCGTTTATAGAAGCTGCAGCAAAACCATATTTACAAGAATTAACTTCAGCAATCGGTGATTTTAAAGGTCAAGATCTTTCTACTATTTTAGGTCCACAATTTGTAGCTGGGCCCGGTGCATTAACTACACAAGCACAAAATTTAGCAAGTGGATTAGGTGGTTTTCAACCCTTCTTACAAACTGCAGCAGCAAACACTGGACCTCAAGCTTACGAACAATTTATGTCACCATTTCAAAGAGATGTTATTGACACAACTTTACAAGACTTTGATCGTCAAGCACAAAAAGGTTTAGGATCATTATCAGATGCAGCAATTAGATCTGGTGCATTTGGTGGTGCAAGACAAGGTGTGGCTGAATCTGAATTTATGGCACAGTCAGATAGAAACAGAGCAGCACTACAAGCACAATTATTACAACAAGGTTTTGGTCAAGCACAACAAGCGGCACAACAGAATTTTATGAATCAAATGGGATTAGCACAAGCAACTCCTGCATTATTAGGTCAACAGATCGGAGCACTATCAACACTTGGTGCACAACAACAAGCGCAAGCGCAAGCTGGTTTAACTGCTCAACAACAATTATTACAGGCACAAGCTAATCAGCCACTACAAGCAGCACAGACTTTAGGATCAGGCATCATGGGTCTAATCTCAGGATACCCTGGCGGAACACAAACACAAATGCAACCAACACCTAGTCCATTACAAACAGCATTAAGTGCAGGTGCTACATTGGCTGGTATATATAGAGCATTACCTAATAGAACATAATATGAGTAACGTTTTTAAAAGACCTATGTTTAGAAAAGGCGGTGAAGTCGGAGGTGGTATTACTTCTGGTATGAGAAACCTATATGCAGAAGGTGATGAAAAACCATCAGAAAGAATTAAAGCAGAGCTTGATAAATACTCTGCACCAGCTATTGATCCTATTAATCAATTATTAATTGAAGGTGGGTTAAGAGGTATGAAAACTGCGGGTCAAGGAGGATTATTTGCAAATTTAGCTGCTGCATTTGAACAACCTACACAAAATTTATTTAAAAACTTATCTGCACAAAGAAAAGAAAAAAGAGATATAGCTCTTGAAGGTGTGATTGCAGATATAGGTAAAGAAGAATCAGATGAAGCAAATAGAATAAAAAAAGAAATAGCTGAATTAAAAAACGAAAGGATTGCAGCTGAGGGTAATTTAGATAGACAAAATAAAATTGATCTTCAAATAAAAAAAGGTGAACAAGCATTAGCTGAATTACAATTTAAATTAGATAATCCTGAAGCAAACATAACTAAAGAACAAGTAATTCCTAATTTTGAAAATGTTGTAGATAGAAGAACAGAAACATACATGCAAAGTAAAAATCCAGCGGTTAAAGGAAATCCTGGTGAAACAGCTTTTAACATAACTAAATTTAGGAGAGAAGCATCACCTGAAATTTTAGCTAAATATAAGGGATTTCGACCATACGATTTTGATAACAAAGGTAATATTATACCCTTACCTTTAGATAGATACCAACCAGGTGATATTATATATGATGCAGTAGATAAAGAATTTTTAATATTCGACAACGCAGGTGGAACTTATATTTTAAATAAATTAACTTTTGAAATACAAGAAGGGAAGTAATCTATGGCTACTCTAAGCCTAGACGATCCAAGATTTCAACCTTTAACTCCTGAAGAAGAGGAGAGAAGAAAGAAACAAAAAAAGATCACAGAAGAAAACAAACAAGACCTTGTCAAAGCAGGCACAGATGAGACTGATATTGAATTACCAGCAGAAGAAAATAATGAAGTAAGCGGACTTACATCTTTTGTATCGGGTATTGCATCAGGCGCAATTAAAATACCAGAAGGTGTAGCATCTATAACAGCAGAACTAATGGATTTAGGAGCAGGACAATTAATAGGTGTTCCCTCTACAAAAGATTCAACTATTAGCGCAGTTGCAGAAGTAGAAAAATTTTTTGATACAATAAATCCATTTGAAGAATTTGCAGATCAGAGAGCTGCTGGTAGGATATCAGAAGCTTTAACCCAATTAATTGGTTTTGGTACAGCAGGTGGTAAGATAGCTTTGAAAACGGCTGATGCTATTGCAGAACGAGTGGCAAAAAAAGCAGTTAGTGCAAAGAAAGCTGGTAAATATGTTGATCCAAAAAATCCTAATTTTAAAAAAGGTACAAAAAAAGCAGCACAATTAAACAAATTAACAGGTGCAAAAAGATTTGGTGTAATGGCTGTTGGTGGTGGTGCTGGTGAAATATTTGTAGTTGATAATGAAAAGATAGGCACGTTTGGAGATTTATTTGAAGCAGGACCTACAGAATTAGATAGAGAACAATCTACAGATATAGCAGAAGACGCATCAAGAAGATTGTTAAACAGAATTAAATTTGGATCAGAGTCTGTGTTGCTTTCACCTTTTGTATATGGTGTAGGTAAAGGTGCTAAAGCATTAGCAAAAAGAGGAAAAGAACTTGCCTATAGTAGTTCTAGATTAGAAAGAGCTTTAGATAAACTTGCATCTGTATTTAGATTTAGAGGAACTAAACCACAAGAAATTGCAGTTGCAAAACAACAACAAAAAGCAAGAGGTATGAGAGATACTAATTTTGCAGAAGAAAAAGTAGCATTAATAGATAGAGAAATAGATAAAGTATTTCCTGAATATAGAAAATTTTTTAATGCATCTTCTAACGAAGAAAGAAAACAATTTTTAAAATTATTAGATGACACATTATTTGAAGGTGATTTAACAAAACCTTTAGATGCAACTTTTAAAAAAGATATTTTAACAACTATTACAAAAAGAATGGGTAAACAAGAGGGTGCAATAACGGGTAACAAAATTTTAGATATACTAGATAAAACAAGAAAAGAATTTAATAATTTACTAGAAATAACTGCATCAGGACCAGGAGCAAAAGTAGATTTACCTACGGGTGTTACTAAAGATCTTAGAAAGATTATGGGTAATAGAGTTAAAAATTATATAGGTAATACGTTTGAAATATTTGAAGATGCAGAAGCTGGTTTTTTTCAAAAATATAAACCTACAAAAGATGCAGTAAAAAATACTGCAGCATTATTTAAAAGATATGCAGCCAAAAATAATAATCCTATTACAGATTTAGAAGCAGAAGGTATGGTTAATGATATTATAAAACAAGTTAGAAAGATGGACCCAAAAAAAGATACACTACCAACTTTTGTGTATCAAAATTTATCTAAGTCTGCAGACGATGCTATGGGTTTAAAAACATTTGCACAAACTTTAACTAAAAACTTACCAGGTGGTAAAAAAGAAATACAAGTTATAGGTAAGGGATCTAAAATATTTAGAGAATTATTTGGAGAAATTAATGATGTAAGACATTCTATTTTTGAAGGAACTAACAGATTGTCTGCAATAGCAAGAAAAAATCAATTATTTGATGAAATATTAGATGCTGATGCAGTAGCTAAAGCCAACACAAAATCAACTACACCATTGGGACAAAGAGGATTTTTTCATGATAGTCCATTAGCCGCAAAAAGAGCGTTTGGTAATCAAGCAGATATAGTCAAAATGGATGACTATGTAAAAGAATATTTTAAAGAAGGTGTGTTAGTAAATAGATTATCCGGCACATACACAACAAGAGAAATAGCAGAGGGTTTTACAAACGTATCTAAAATACAAGATTTTATGAGAGGTGATACTGGTGGTGCTTTAGGTAGAACTTTTTCTGCAGCATGGAGATATGGAGTTTTAACACCTAAAGCTGGTGCACAATACGCAAAAACAATTTTATCTGTACCAACACACATAAGAAATTTTTTAAGTTCTGCAGCATTTTCTATTGCAAATGGTGCAATACTTTCTGACCCAAGACTTTTTGCAAGAGCAATGCAAAACGCATTTGGTAGCGTTCAGGTAGGTGGACCTAGAAAAGAATTATCACAAGAAAAATACAGAGAATACTTAGAACTAGGTATTGTAAATACAAATGTAAGGCTTGGAGATCTACGTAATCTAATGAAAGATATTAGATTTGGTGAGGGTAATATTGCAACCGATAGTGTTTTAAAACCAATGTTAGAAACTTTAGGTAAAAAAACATCTAGAGGTATTAAAAAAGCTGGTAAGTTCATGCAGGACTTATATGTAGCTGAAGATGACATTTGGAAAATTATTAATTATGAAACACAATTAATAAAAAGAGGAGATCTATATAAAAAAGCAGGTATCAAAATATCTCCCGACGCACTTAAAAAAGAAGTTGCAGAAATTGTACAAGACACCGTTCCAAACTATGCAAAGGTTGGTGAGTTTGTAAGAGCCATGCGTGTATCTCCACTTGGTAATTTTATGTCATGGCCATCAGAAGTATTTAGAACAGGTGCAGGTATATTTAGACAGATAATGAAAGATCTAAGAGACCCTGTAACAGGTAAAATAAATCCAGTAACGAGCACAAACCCTATGAAAGCAGAGGGTATAAAAAGACTTATAGGTACAACACTTGCTATGGGTGTAATTCCATATGGTTTAATAAAAGGATCACAAGCAATTTATGGAGTAACGCAAGAAGAGGCAGATGCAGCAAGAGACTTTGTTGCACCATGGTCAAAAAATTCACAATTAATTTTTGTTAAAGATCCAGACACAGGTGAGTTGTATTACACAGATTGGTCTAAAAATAATGTATACGATACACTTACAAGACCATTTCAAAGTTTACTTACTAATATACAACAAGGTATAGAAGACGAAGAAGTATTATTAAAAGGTTTTATAGAGGGTATTGCAAAAGCTGCAGGTGAAACAGCATCACCATTTATATCAGAGTCTATTTATTCAGAGGCATTTGCAGACATTATGTTAAGAGGTGGTAGAACTAGAGAAGGTCAGGAGTTGTGGACAGATACAACACCCTTACCAGAACAAATAGAAATTGGTATGAAACATGTAATTAAAACTTTAAAACCTACAACTGCACCTTTTGAAAGAACATATAAAGGTATAAAAAAGATACCGGGTAAAGGTCCTGTAATGTATGAGGTGCCAAAAGAACTTGCAGGTATATTTGGTTTTAGATTAGAAAAAGTTGATCCAGAAAAAGCGTTAGGATTTTACTTGTATGATCTTAGACAAGGTCAATCAGAAGCAACCAAATTATTTACCGGTGGTAAGTTTGGTGTGTTATCTGGTGAACCTAAAACACCAAAGGATGTAATTGAAAGGTATTTTGTTGCAAATAAAGCTTTGTTTCAAGTTAGAAAAGATGCACAAAAACATTTATTAAATGCTATGAAGTTAGGTGTTAATCCAAATAAACTAGAAGAGATATTTGAAAAAAGAGGTATACCAACTGGATTATTAGATAGTTTATTATCTGGTGAGTTTAAACCTTTTTTTCCTTCAGAAAAAATTCAAGAAAGATTTGAAGACATTGCACTCGAAGGCGGACAACCTAATCCATTCTTAGGTGCAGAAGGAACGCTTGAAGCTATGAGAAATCTAATGGAGACACAAAATTTATATGGTGATTTTAATTTAGATTTAAAAGACTTTTTACCAGATACTGATCCAGCAGGTCAGTCTGCATTACCACCAACCGATATGCCTAGCGCTGCAGTGATACAAACGTCACAAGCACCAGGAAACATGAATCAAGGTTTGACACCAGTAGAAAACGCATTATTATCTGAAGAGGAGAAGATGATTAAACTTAGACAAAGAGGACTAGCATAATGCCAAACGGAGACAGGTTAAGACCTAAAAGCACCAGAGAACATTTATTATCCATCTATGGATATATTACAGGTATGAAGAAAGATATGAAACACATGCATGATGGTATACACAATTTGGGCGGTAAGATAGACAAGATCTATTGGGTGTTATTGGGTACTGTTGGGGCAGTATCACTTCTGCTGTTGGAGAAAGTTTTAGATAAGGGATTCTTTTTTTAACTCTTCTCTTACATATCTTTTTAGTTCGCTGTCCTGTATGTTATCCGGTATCTCGTCTTTGTAAAATATCCTGTAGCTGTCACTACCAT